ATGCGATCACGTTGCCGGCAGTGAATGCGCCGGATACCTTATGTTCACCCTTTTTTACATCCGCGACAAAAGAGCCTGTGATGTTCGGCAGTCCGGCCTCCACGGTGGTGCCCGCTGCGTGGCCGCTGCCAGCACCCATCAGTACCCGGTTCTGCGCAATCTCCTGCCATGTACCGCCGAACAGTGCGGCAGGGCTTGTACGGGCGGTGCTCTGGTAGATGCTGCCCACGGGAAAAGGATCCACGCTTTTCAAGCTTTTCAACAGCGCATCCACCTCGGCACGGGTATAAAAGCTGCCACCCCTCATGGATTCGATCACGGCCTTCCACTGCTGCACCAGCGTGCCGGTGGGGATGCCGGTCACGCCATCCCGCATCACGCCGCAGACGGTCTCATCTGCGCGCGTGTCGTAGATGTCGGCGACGGTGACGGCGGTGGAGCCTGCGGGGCGCTTGATCTCGGCAAGGCAGAGGTCGTAGATCAGCTCGGTGCGGGTGATGGCCGGGGCCGCAGGGGCAGCGGAATCCGGCGTGCCGTCCAGCACCAGCAGGCTGGTCTTTTTGGCGGCGGCGTCGTAGCGCAGCACCACGCGGTCGATGCGGCTGCGCACGGCATCGGCGGCGGTCAGGGGCAGTGTGGCGGGCTGCTCCATGATGATGCTGCGGCCCTTGAACCGCGCCGGGCGCACCCATGCCTGCCCGGCGCTCACCTGCACGCTCAGGCCGCCCTGTGCTGTGACGGCAAAATCCTCCTCGGCGCTGTATACGCCGCTCAGGCGGGTGGCTAGGTAGCCGGAAGCGTCGTCGGCATCGTAGGTAATGCCGTTTTCGGGGTAAGTAATGATATCGGCCATAAAGTCCTCCTTTCAGGTCTTGTGCCAGCTGGGCGTACCCAGCCGGATGGTGCGGGTGGTGCCGCTGTCCTCGCTCTGGGTGATGATGTCGGCCACGCGCACCATGGCAGTGTAGCCCAGCTGGGGCAGGCTGGCGCTCAACACGTCGCCCACCTGCAGGGTGTCGTCGTCCACGTCAAACTCGATGGACCCGGTGCGCAGCTGGGCCAGCAGCTTTTCGCCGCCCCGGTCGGCCAGCTTTTCCAGATAGCTCTGGCTGGTGCTGGTCTCGCCGTCCTCCGGCTGCACGTCCCGGGCATCGATGTACATTTCCCGCCGGTCGGAGCCAGTGGCGTTTACATCGCCCACCCAGACGGTGGCGCGCTCGTTACCTTCGCCAGCGCCCTGCACAAGGGCCACGTTGGCGTAATCGGTATCGGAAAAGCTCCACCCGGCATTCAGCAGATTGCCCCACTGGGGGCTGTATCTGTGGTTCGGGTCGAAGGTGGGCCGGAAACACTCGAAGAGCAGCTTTTTCTTGCTGCCCTTGCCGTCCAGCACGATGCGGAACCCCAGATCACAGGCCTGCCCGATGGTCTTGCAGTAGTCGAACACCGTGCCGCCGGAGGTCTGCTTTTCAAAGGTGGTGTCAAAGCCGTACTCGGTGCCCAGCTCAAGGCGGGGCCACGGCTTTGCGGCACTCACAAGGCTGCGCATGGCGGCTTCGGCGTTCTGGTTCTTGATGCTCACCGCAGACACCCGCTTGGTCAGCAGCCATGTTGCCGGGTAGCCGCTCACGACCAAATTCGAGTCCTCGTTCTGGTTGGCGCGGGAGCAGATGCGCATGGGGATGCGCGGACTTTCGTCGCTGCGCACCAGCCAGCGGCCCTCCTGCAAAAGCTGCAGATTCTCGGCGGTGGGGCGCACCTCCAGCGTGAAGCTGCCCTCAGAGTAATAGGGGCTGTCCCAGTAGAAGGACACCCACACGTCCACCCAGCCCACGCGGGCAAGGGTGTCTGCGTCCAAAACGTCTATTCTCATAACGGTTCGGGCAGGATGCCCGCCTCCATCGGGTAAAAGCTGACGGATGCCTGCAGGTAGCCGGAGCCGTTCTCGGCCTGCATACTCAGCATGTTATCGCCGGGCTGCAGCTCGGTGAGGGTGCTGTCCTCGTCCAGCTTTGCAAAGATGTTCTCGGTCACGCCTGCCCGGGTCAGGGTGCAGGCCAGCCGGTCGGATGTGCTGCGGTAGATTTCCAGCGTCTCGTCCGGCTGCAGGGTCAGGTCAAAGCCGATGAAGGCCCCGGTCTGCAGATCCACCACCTTGGGATGCGTCACCGGCATGTCGCACCGCAGGGTGGCCGTGAAGGGCACCGGCAGGCTGCCCTCGTTGCGCAGCACTGCCGCCGTGCCGTCCCGTTTGATGCCGTAGATGTGGCTGTCGTAGCAGACAGGAAAGCAGAACGCCTTTTCGTACCCGCCCAGCACGCTGCTGACGGCGTTGAGGTCGTACCAGAAGGGCTTTTCGCTGTAGAGCATGAGCGAACAGCGCGGCTTCGGCGTGTAGCTGGAAAAGTATGGCGTTTTCTGCAGCACGAACCGGGTGAAATAGTGGTCGCCAAAGTACAGGGTGCCCTTGGTGAAGTAGGGCAGCTTTTTGCTGAACGCCCGGGCATTGTCCAGCGCATACGCGCCCCAGAACACCACATCGAGGGTGCGGGACACGCCGGAGACGCTCTGCCCCTCCACAGTGTCGCCCACCTGATTGACACCCTGCGCGGTCTGCAGGTCCACATCCACCCCGTTGAGCGGGTCGAGAAAGTAAGGTGTATCGTAGTCCCAGCCCAGATGCAGGACGGCACCGGCATCTGTCACGATCTTGAGATGATCCTTAAAAAGCACAGTGTCCTCCTTTCATCGCTTGCGGGCCTTGGCCTTGTCGGCTTCCCAGCGGGCTTCCCGCTGGAGGTCTGCCGCCGTCTGGGCCTTGCTGTAAATGTTCTGAGTGATGTTGGTATCGCCCTCGCGGTGGTAGCTGCGGGCGGCGGACACCACCTGTGCGGTGCCGGATGCAGCCACGGTGGAGCCGAGGCGCATGTTGTCGGAAAGCACCAGCGCCCCCGCCTGCCGGATCATATCGGCAAGGGCAGAGTTTGTCTTTTCCAGCGCCTTGGTGTTGGCGTTGATGGCATCTTCCAGACTACCGGTGCCGGTGGTGATGTCCACGCTGCCCATGCTGCCAGAGCCAGACGAACCGCCGCCAGAGGAACCGCCGCCGGACGAGCCTTTCTTACTGAAAGAGCCGCCGATCGAGGCAACGATGCCCGCGATGACGGCAGCAAGGGCTACGCCCGCTGCGATCATCAGCAGAGCCTGCGGAGTGCCAAAGCCGGTAGGGAACAGCGCCGCAGCGATGGCATCCAGCATTGCTACGAACGCGCCGCCGATAGACCCGATCAGGCCGCCCAGCGAAGCGAGGATCTCCGGGAATGCAGAGATCAGGCCGCCTTTCATGCCCTGACTGATGGCAAGGGCCGCATTGCTCAGCGGTGTTTTCAGCCCGCCGAAGATCTCTATCAGGGTGGAGCCGAGGCCCTGCGCCTGCTGCCAGACCTCAGAGAAGCCGCCGGTCAGGCCGTTCACGATCTGCCCGCCCAGATCAATTGCACCCTGCACCAGCTGATCGCGGGCACCGCCCAGCGCTTCGTTGAGCTTAGTCACGATGCCGAGGGCGAAGGACTTCACCTGCTTCTTCTGGTTGGCAGTCAGACCGTCGTAGATGGTGCTTGCCACCCACTTGCCGATGCTCAGCCAGTCCTGATTCTTGACGGCGGTGTACAGATCATCGAAGGTGCCCAGCACGCCGGTGTTGGCGCTGTCCTGCAGCTCCTTCCACAGGCCGTCAAAGGTGTCTGCGCTGGACTTTTTGATCTGCTCGGCCACCTGCACGGTGCCGTCGGCGGCGACGGTCTTGATCTTCTCCACCGTCACAAGGGCACCGTCCACCACGTCGTCGTAGACCTCGGTGATGACCTGCTTCTGGGTCTCGGTGCCGTCGGTCAGGGTCTCGGTGACGGTCTGGGTGGTGGTCTTGACCCCGTCTGCCAGCGTTTCAAAGGTGGAAGTGACCGTCTTGGCGGTCTCGCGGACGGTCTCCATGGTTTGCTTGACGGTCTTGGTGCCGTCCGCAGCCACCTCTGTGATGGTTTTGATGTCCTTCAGCACACCATCCACCATCTGCCGGGAAGTCTCGGTGATGACCTGCTTTTGCTGGGTCTTGCCGTTGGAGAGCGTTTCGGTGATGTTTTCGGTGGTGCGGGTGATCTTGCCGTCGATTTCGGTCGTGGTGTCCGAGATGGACTTGACGACTTCTGCGGCGGCCTGCTTCGTGGCCTTGCTGGCCTTCTTGGCTCCGCTGGTGATGGCAGGGTAGGGGTTCGCGGCTGTCTGGCTCCCGGCACGGCTGCTGCCGTTGCCGGAGCTGCTTGTGCCTTTCGGGACCCATCCGTTGTCATCGTCCCATTCGAGGTCTTTGTGGGAGCTGTCCCACTGTTTCGCGTTCTTGCGCTTGTTGTAGTTGTTGATGGCGTTGTTGTAGGCGGAGTTATAAGCATCTGCTGCAGCGCCGATGCCGTTCTTCAGGTTGGCCAGCGCTGCCGCTGCGCCTTCGATTTTTGCGACCAGATCATTGATCCAGTCCACCACCGTGCCGATGGCGTTCTGTGCGATCTTTTTCACAGACGCAAATGCGGAGTTGACGGCATTGCGGAAGGTCTCGCTGGTCTTATAGGCCGTCACGAGACCCGCTGCCAAAGCTGCAAGTAAAGACACTACAAGGCCGATGGGGTTCGCCTTGAGAACCGCGTTCAAACCTGCCTGCGCGACTGCAAGACCGGTCGCCCCGGCTTCGGCGGCTTTGTGAGCAGCGGTCATGGCCGTGGTCGCGGCTGTGTGGATCACTTCGATTGCAGTAGCGGCAGCCACATAGCCCTTGTAGGTCAGGAATGCCGTTCCGGCAGCGGCCACAACAGCCGTTGCAATGCCGATGGTCTCCTTGAGCTGGGCCATCTTCTCGTCGCTGTCGAGGAAGGAGACCACCACCTCGTTCAGCTTGACCACCAGCTCACCCAGAGCCGCAAACAGGCCGCTGGTCAGCTCACCGGTCAGGGCGCTGACATTATCCTTCAGGGTGGACATGCGCCCGCTGAAGGTCTGGCTGGCTTCCAGCATACCGTTGTAGAACTGCCCGCCCTGACTGGTGGCGGCTTCCACAGCCGCTTCCAGCTCGCTGAAGCTGACCTTGCCATCCGAGATGCGCTTGTACAGGTCGGACATGCTCTCGCCGGTGGCATCACAGATCTGATTCAGCGGGTTGAAACCCGCATCGATCATCATGTTGACGTTTTCCAGCGTGACCTTCTGGGCGCTGGACATCTTGCCGTAGGCGCGGGTCAGGGTCTGCAGCTTCTCGGCGTTGCCCAGCGAGATATCACCCAGCCGCTGCAGCACACCGGTGGTGTCGTCTGCCGCAATGCCGAACTGCAAAAGGGTCTGGGTGCCGCTGGTCAGATCATCCAGCGAGAAGGGCGTGGATGCCGCCATCTTGCGGATCTCGGAAAGCTTTGTGGCGGCGGCCTCCTCGCTGCCCAGCATGACCTTGAAGTTGGTCAGGTAGCTTTCCATGGTGGCGTTGTAGTCCACGCCGCTCTTGACCACCTCGGCCAGCTTGGACGATGCCTGTTTTGCAAAGTCCGCGATCATCTGCCCGGCGGCTATCGTCCACTTACTGGTGCTTTTTTCTGCCGGGTCGCTGTTCAGCCTTACTTCACCGGTGATGCTGAAATCTGCCACTGTGTCCACCTCTCATTCGGAGCGCGGGCACAAGGGCACAGGCTGTTATAACTTGATCTCTACCTCCCGCTTACAGGCGGGATTTTTGCATTTTACCCACAGGCCATGGGCGGATGCGGCATTTTCTGCCCACACCGGCAGCGCCCGGCCGCAATAGGGGCAGGGCACCGGGGCGCGGCTAATGCCGGAACCGTGCGAGGAACGCAGCGTCATGCTCTTCGACGGACACGACACGGGCTGCACCCCCTCTCAGCTCAGCAGGCAGGGCAAAGCGCTCCTGCAGGTCGGCGTAGCGGTCGCGCATACTGCCCTCGTACTCGGACAGGTCCATGGTGCGCCAGCCCATGATCTTAGCCATGAGGGTCTCCTCCGGCAGGGCCGCGAACAGTGCCCGGAAGCGGAACCAGTGCACCTTTTCGCGGGTCAGGTCGATGCCGTAGGCCTGCTGGAACGCCGCCACGATGTAACCGGAATCACACTGGTAGTCGAAGGCAAGACCGGAAGAGGGCGCGGTACTGCTTTCAGCTGCGGCGCTTTCGGCTGCTTTTTCGCCCGCCTTATAAAACTCGATCATGTACCCGTAGGCATCGATGATCTTCTGAGGGTCGTTCAGAAAACAGTGTGGGTCTTTGTAAAAACGCCAGAGGGCGCTGACCGCAAAACCGATGGGATCATCTCCTGTCTGGCCGCGCACATAGGTGTTGACCAGCCAGACCATGGGCCGGAAATCCGGGATGATCTCGTATCCATGCCACCGGGTGGGCAACTCGTCCAGCAGCAGATCAGACATGGCGCTCTGCGGCGATCTGCAGTGCGTATGCCGCCAGCTGCTGCATGGCATCAGGATCATCCCGCAGGGCATTCATAGCCTGCCGGGCATCGATCAGCCGCTCTGTTTTCTGCTTTGCGGATACCTGCGCATCCACCCGCTCCACCATCCGGGAGGCAGGCGGTGCGGGATAGCTTACAGGCGGATTGTGCTTGCCCTTTTTGGCCTGTGCGCGGCGCTGCTCCCGGTTCATGAGCTGGGCAGGCTTTGCGGCATAGCGCTGTTTCTCGGCGGCAAAGGCATTGCCCAGTTCCTCGATCACGTCATAGATGGGGGCCATGTAGTTTTCGTTAAGCCCCAGACGGGCGGATGCGCCTGCACCGAGGATCTCGTCGATGCAGTCCATGGCAATGCGTGCCTGTGCACGTGCATGGTCGCCCAGACGAACGCCGCCGCGCCGGAACTGCTCCGACTCCTCGGCGCTCCTGCGCTGCATCCGCTCGTTGGCATCCTCAAAGCGGTCAAGGTCGTTGGCGTTCATCAGGGAAAATTCAAATTCCTGTCCACAAATAACCATGTTCTGGCTCCTTTCAGTTGAGCCGTGCCCCGGTTCTGCCCCGGAGAAAACTAATCACGGCATAAAAGATCCCCGTTCCGGTGTGGAGCGGGGACTGTGTTTGAAAAAAAATCAGCCCTTGACGGCCTTTGCAGGCGCAGCGGACTGGGTGGCGGGGTTGTAGTCAAACTCGTCCGGCGTGCCGATGGCCTTCACGTCGCAGGCAAAGGTGGCCTTGGAACCGGCTGCACCGCCTACGTCGCTGGTGACGATGATGGCAGCGCGGCCCTGTTCGCCCTTGCCGGTGCGCAGGCTGAAATAGATGTACGGCACGATGATATCGCTGCCGGTACCGTACACAATCTTGTGGCTCAGCACAAAATCCTGAAAATCATCGCCCACGCAGCGGTCGCCGTTGACGGTAAGGGTGCGCTGGGTGCCGGTCTTTTCGGTGACGTTGCCGGTACGGATGTACTGAGCATCCTCGGTGGTGGCGTTCAGGGAGCCGGAATGCTCCTTCACATGGTCGGCGCAGACGATCCACTGGCTTTCCTTGGTCTGGGTGCTCTCGATCTGGAACGCCAGCACAAAATCGTTCGCCGTCTCAATGCCGGTATACGACGCGCTGGGCGTGATGCCGGACTTGGTAATGGCTTCAGATACAGTCATATCAAAACTCCTTTCATTTGGGCATGTAGTAGGTCAGGCGCATTTGCAGCTGCATCTTACAGTTGCCCGCGCTGTTTGTGACGATGTAGCCGCTGCTCGTCACGGCAATGCCGGTGGGGGTTTTATTCCCGCCGCAGGCCGAGAGGTCGGGCAGGTTATGGCGGGCATCCTGCTGCATGACCCACTCGGTGAGCTGCTCGAAAAAGCCGCTGTTCTGGATGTTAACGGCATCCACCTCGCTGTACTCCCGGCGGCTGAGGAAGAGGTAATTCTTCGCCATGTCCCAGCCGGAGAAATACTCGGTGATGATGGGATCACCGGGGCTGTCCTCGATGGAAAAGGCGGTGGATTCTTCTTCCAGTCCGGCAATGCGGAAGGCCGCACCGGTGGCTTCCTGCTCGTCGGCAATCAGCGGGCAGGTCTTGAGCCATGCCCGCAGGGCGGCAATGGTGGGCTTTACTTCGGACATGGTCAACCTCCCCAGAATGTGGTGACGGCCTGTGTGGCAATGTAGGCAATGGCTTCACCGTAATCGGCCAGAGCACGCTGTCCCCAGTAAGAGCCGCGCAGCCCATTTTCGCCGTGCAGACATTCGCCTTCAGGGTGAAGATAGAACTGCCTGCGTGCATAAGGCGTGTTATAGACCAGCAAGCCTTCGTCAAACTTGCTGGCTTGATTCACGCTGTTTTTCAATATGCCGGTATCGAAGGGCACGTACTGGTCGATGAGAGCGGCGGCTTTCTGCGCGGTGGCAAACTGTGCTTTCTGCAAAGCAGCGGTTTTCTCTGCGCCGAAATTTGTCCGCCAGTCCAGAGACATCTGCACACCGTCTGCCCGGAAGTGATATCCGGCAGGCTGCTCAAAAATGGGCTTGCTCACAGTATCAGCTCCCTTCCACGTGCCAGTGGGGCAGCAGCGGCTCCCGGTCGTCCGAGACAGCCGCTGCCGTACAGCACAGGTGCGTTTTTTCGAGTTTGGCGTACTCGGCTTCGGTCAAGGCAGGCACCGCGCCCTGCACCAGCTTCCAGCCGCGTTTCAGGGTCCAGTGCTTGGCCTTTTCCGCCGCAGGCAGAGCCGCCCACTGAGCGTAGGGCAGATAGCCCATGGTGCACACGCTGGCCGGGATGCGGATGTGGGTGGTGCGCTCCGGGTCCTTGGCGGTGCCATTGCCGGAGGTGGAGCGGCACTCCCGCCAGCTGCACGCCGGGAACACCCAGCACACCGGCCTGTCCATCTCGGTGGTGATATCGTGGATGAGGTTCACAACAGTAACGGCTGTCTGCATCACAAAATACCCCTGTACAGCAGATCATGCGGGTCATTGCCCAGCGCGGTGCGGATGATCTCCGCCGCTTCCTGCCGGGTGGCGGCGCTCACGCTGCCGGTGCCAAAGGTGACGCTCCAGCCATCATTGCTGGCGCTGGATGCGCCCGGCACAGCGCCCACAGCAGATGCAGCGGCCAACAGTCCGATGATCTGCGTGCAGGCATCTGCCAGCGCTGCCCGGCAGGCCTCACACCCGGCGGCGTGGCTCTCGGCCCGGCCAAAGGTGGCGGCATCGATCATGCGGGAAGCCCGGCTGCACAGCACGCCGAAGGCCGTTTCCGGCACCGTGCCGCCCGCCGTGAGGTATTCGTCGTAGGTACAGTACAGCATGGGGCCTCCTTATGCTGCGACGGCAGCGGCGGTCAGGAACGCGAACGGAACCTTGGAGCGGTCGGCATTCAGGCGGGTTGCAGGGTTGGGCAGTGCCCAGCCCATGCGCATGACCACACGCAGGGCCACCATATCCTGCTGGGCGAGGTTGTAAACGATCTCCTTGGTGGAAGGATCCTGAATAACGCCCTGATCCAGCAGCTTCACAGTGACATCCTGACGGATGGAGTACACCAGCTTCTTGAAGTTGCCTGCAATCAGCTGGGCCTTAGAAGCATCAAAGCCGCCGTTCTCCGGGAAGTACATCGGGGCACCGTCCAGCGCGTAGGTGGTTGCACCCTGCATATCGGAACGGAACAGAGGACGGCCCGTGGTATCCACAAGGCCGCGCAGTTCTGCCTTTGCGGTCAGATCGCCGACCACGGCATCCACAACAAAGCCGCCAGCTTCCACCTTGGAGAACAGACCGTCTTTGCCCAGCAGCTTTGCGTAGTCAATGGGGCCGGTCACCTTGTTCTTGGCCGCAAGGGTCAGAACATCGGTCGTCCACTCGGTGGGGCGCTCGCCGCCGAACAGGATGGCGTTGTCGATCTTTGCGCCCATGGCTTCCCGGACGCGGGGCTGTACCTCGCCCATGATGTCAAAGCTGGAGTCTGCCAGCACAGCTTCAGGCACAGGCACAATGACAGCCAGCTCTGCAGCGGTCATGTACACGTTGTCCCATTCCTGCTTGCTGGTCTTTTTCATGCCGGTGTCACCGTTGACCCAGTAAGCCAGCGGCAGCATGGACAGCACGGGGATCTTGGTCTGGTTAGAGGTCATATTGGCAAGGCGGGTGCCCAGCTGCATGACGGTGGAGCTTTTGGGCACGTCCTGCTGGATGGTGTTCACCAGCTGCTCCCGGATCAGGGCCTCAGCCTTATTGCGAGCGATTGCATCAATAGCCATAATAATCAACCTTTCTGGCCGAACGCTGCGCGGAATGCAGCGTTTGCGGCCTCATGTGCGTTTGCAGGCTGGCCGGGTGCGCCGGTCGCCGATGCGGAAAAACGTGCCATGCCGCCGTCCGGCAGAATGGCACTGGGATCACTCTCTTTGAAAGCCTTGACATAATCATCAAAGCCCAGAATCTCGCCGTCCTTCATGGCAAAATTCTGGGCATTGGCATCTGTCAGAAATGCCTTGCGGGCGCTCTCGCTGGAAAACTTCAGGCCGGAAGCCTTGCGTTCCAGCGCATAACCCTTTTCAAGGGCAGCGACCTGAGCCGCAGCATCGGTCTTGGCCTGCTCGGCCTTGGCCTTCCACTCCGGGTCGTAGCCCTCGAGTTTGCTGTTTGCAGTGGACAGCTGTTCGGTCAGGGTGGTTTTCTCGGCCTTGAGGGTGGTGATCTCGTTCACCTTGGCCGTGATATCCGCGCCGTGCAGGTTCATGATGCTGTCTAGCTGGTCCGAGGTGATACCCGGAATGATCTTGCTCACATCTTCGCGTTTCACTTGCGATGTACTCCTTTCTTTTGTCTGTTGGGTGGATAAGTCCCTGCTGTTTTGTATCGCGGTTCTCATTCCGCACGGGACAAGACGGGGTACGCGCCGCCTTCCGCTGTGGTGCCGCTTGCGGGAGTTGAACCCGCCACCCCCGGATTAAAAGTCCGGTGCTCTGCCAACATGAGCTAAAACGGCATGAAAAAACCACTGTTGTGCCTTTTTGATGGCATACAGTGGTTAAAATGGGGCATTTCCGTGAATGAAAGCTTACTTTTTGGGGTGCGGGTGCGGCGTGTATTTGTCGTCCTGCGCCTGCTGCACGGCGGATGCAATCATGAAGAACAGCCGGGCACCGTTCAGCAGAACGATCTCAAGCAGCGCGAGGATCATCAGAGTGATAAGAACTGTAGTAACCATAGTGTACCTCCTGAAAAATGGGCAAAAGAAAACCACCGTCCTGGTGGATGGTGGTTAAGGTTATTCGATGCCGGGCGGAAGCTTGCCAATTTCTTTTAATGCATCATAAGCGCAGCGCGATGCAAGTTGTTCTGGCGGGGCAGGACTGTCAAGCATATCGCACATTTCGTCATACTTATGGTCGATCGGATGTTCAAGAAGCCACTTCTGCATTTTTGCAATGCGTTCCGGTGTAATCCAGTTACTCATAGTATTTCACTCCATTTTCCTGAAGGTCTCCGATGGCCTGCCGAATCAGCTTTTCCGCCTGCTCAAGAAGCTGATCATCAGGCAATTCTGCACGAGGAATGTTTTTCAGCCGGGCTATTTCAGCATTCAGGTCGCCAACAATGCCGTTTGCAGCGACAGCATCATAATTGATGCTTTTCTCAACAGCATAGATATGACCATTGTGACCGATGGCCGTCATGAGCTTCAAATTTTTGTTTCTTGTGAAACTCGACAAATCACCGTGCGAGAAAATACCGCAGGCAGGGTGTGTGTGGATAACAACATACGGGGTATCAAAGTTGGGCAGCTGAACAGAACTTCCCTCGGCGCTTCCCGTGATATCCTTCGTCAGCGGCTTCATCTTGATGTCGAACACCCTGCCCACTTCAACATTTTCCGGCTGCTTGGAAGCAACCATGAGAAGGCGTTTGTGAGCATTTTTCAGCTGCTGCTGCCCGGCGGCATCCAGTGTGTCACAGCTGAACGCCTTAACATTTGCGATTGACTGCATTGTAACAGGTTTTGGCTCAATGTTCAAGCTCGAATAAACAGAGGAGTTTTTCTTCGCCGCCCAATTCGCCCTGCTGGCTTCGCTCCTGCCGAACTTCGGCACGCTGACACGGGCGCTGTCCACACGGCCACCCGTGGCCTGTGCAAACTCTGCAAGGCTCTGGCGGGCCGCTCTCAGGCGCACAGCGCTGTCGGTGGGGTCCAGCCCGGCAGCATCCTCGGCCAGATACCGCTTTTTCCAGCGGCGGACGTTCCGCTCCCGGGCACGCTGCATCTGGGAGATCTCGTAGGCGGTGTACTTTTTGCCGTTCCACTCGATGTTCCGGGCGTTCAGCTCCCGCAGCTGCTCCTGCGTCCATTGGGGCGGGTCGCCCAGCTCCGGGAACACCGCGAAAAAGGTGTGGCGGCAGTTCCAGCCGCAAAGGCCTGCGCCGGTACCATAGCCGGTTGCGGCTTCAAAATCCGGGTAGTGCCTGCCCTTGTAGTCCACCGCACCACCGCGGTGAAAGCGCCGTCCCTGCCACTCTGCATGAGAAGGACGCGCGCCGCCATGGGCGGTCGTTTCCACAAATTCGCAGCCCATTTCGTCCATGCGGGCCACCTGCAGCTTGCCAGTTGTCTGGTTCACACCGGTCAACACGGCACGCCGTGCGGCCACCTCGATGCTGTCGGTGTGGCCGCTGGGATAGGTGACCATGGGCATGTCGTCTGCAAGGCTGTCCACGGCCTGTTTGACGGCGGTTTTGTAGTCGAAGGCACCGGTGCTCACTTTGAGCCATGCAGCGTCCAGTGTGCGTTCAAAGGCCCCTGTGACAGTGTTTGCCGTGGTGGCGGTGAGGTTCTGCCATGTGCCGCAGGTCTGCCGCGCGCCGGCATCCAGCAGGTTGTTCAGGGCGGCGCTCTCTTCAAAAGGGGGCGGCTCAATGTCGTAGTGGTAATAGATCGCATCTTCCCGCTCCATGGCTTCGGTGGCGGCCTGCAAAAGCAGCCTGCGGATGGCCGTTTCGCTCTTGCCGGTGTACTTCGCCAGCAGCTTCACCACGTCGTTGCGCAGCACCTCGGTCTGCTGGTAGCGCCACAGCTGCCAGTTTGCAGTAGCGGTCACTTTGTCCATCTTGCCGATGCGCCGGGCCACGTCCTGCAGGATCTGCTCTTCGACCTGTTGCCAGAGCTGCACAAAGGCATCCGGCATCCGGTCGAGATAGCTCGGCGGCAGCATCAGGCACCCCCGAAGGTGAGGGCTTCAGGGCTGCGGTTCTCGGCATCCGCTTCGGCGGCAATGGCCTTGGCATCGTCCTCGCTGTAGCCCTCAAACTCCACCAGATACCGCCAGAACGGGAACTTGCCTGCGGTAACGTAGCCCCAATACATCTGTTTGCGCTCTTTGGGGTCGGAGATGATACTATCGTCAAAGTCAAAGGTCACGTTGCAGTCGCCCGGCGGGGAAACGGCTGCGCCGCTGTTCCACTGGGCATCCAGCAGCTTGCTGATGGAGTATACCAGATCGGTCAGCGCATTGCCCAGCGCCCGCTGCAGATCCTTGACGGTAGTGTAGCTGCGCTGCTTGCTGCTCCTGATCTCCTCAGCGGTCTTGTCCACGTTCTGCGGGTCGGACAGGGTGCCGTAGGCAAGGCCGCACTGGAACTCCACCCGCTTGAGCATGGTATCCAACCCTCTACGATAACTTTCATCGCGCAGGGCAGGGGCAAACACCTCGTAGAGGTTCCGGCCATTGGCCCCGGAACTGCCGTTCAGCCAGTTGCGGTAAAGGCGCTGCTCACGCTGCGGCATAACGCTCTCGCCGTTGATGTCGGGCCGAAGGGCGGTCTGGTCAACGTCAAGGGCCAGCTGCCCGCCGTCATACTCCCACAGCAGCCGCCCATACTGTTCATCGGTATCATGGATGGTGTCAACAGCAGCGGCATAGACGCTCACGCCCAGCGGGGAGTGCCGATCAGTGGAATTTCCGCTGGACACTCTGAAATAGCCCCAAAGCGGACGGTCTACATCGGAGAACTCGGTGTGCGGCGAGATCGCGGCCCATTCCGGTACATCGGTCAGCGGCACCTCGATGCCGAGGTCTGTACTGGTCATTGAGCGGAACGCCTTGACCGTGATGCTGTACGTGCTGCCGGAAAACTCGTGATCTTCAAGACGAGTGTAAATGCGGTTGCCGCGCACCAGATGGTCATAAAAAATAGCCCCGGTCATGCGGCCAGAGCTGTCAAAGCGGGTAGGGCAGAAGCAATCCCCCTGCACAGCATCGATCTGGATGCGTCCCTCTGCATCGAGGAAGGGCCGGAACAGGATGCCGCCCAGCGCACAGCCGTATTCCACCGGGGTGCGCAGATCTGCAATGAAAGGCTGCAGCATGGTGTTGATGCTGTCGGCGCGGGCACTGCCGGAAACAATGCATTCCATTTCGAGCGTGGTCAGACGGGCCAGCTCCGATGCAACACTCTGGGCAAGCTTCAGGCTGTGCAGGGCGTTCTTGCCGCCGTGGCACCACGGTCCGCCGGTATCGTACATCTGCGCCCACAGGATGATCGCATTCTCCATGCTGTAGGACACGCTGGCGCTGACAGTAGTATTTTCACCGAACAGCAGCCGTGCTTTCTCCCGCAGCCAGAAAAGCAGTCTGTCAAACATTACTTTCGTCTCCAATCTGCCCAGCGGATCAGCGGGGCCAGTATCGTATAGCAGAAATAGCGGATGTCGTCCATGGCGTGGTCGTTCTCCTTCACGACGCGGTCCTCTTTGGCTTTGTCGTCCCACGAGTACAGGCCGAACTCCCGGCGGGATGCCGCGCAGCTCTCGTGGATGGTCACAAGCCCGGCCTGCATCAGGGATGCCACGCAGCGGATGCCGTTCAGCACGTCGTTGTCTGCAGGGATCACCAGATACTTGCCATGCCGCCGGATGGTCTCAATGAAGGAAGCAGCGGACGGGTCAACCACCACCGCCTGAATGTAATAACCCTTGGTCAGGCGTTCCAGCTCGGCATAGTGCTCTTCGTCCGTGCGCTGCACACGCTCGGCACGGCTGTCAAAATAGCTTTCCTTGATTCGCAGGGCCTTGCCATCATGAATGACCCACAGGCCCATGCTGCAGGGGTTGTGCGTGCCGTAGTCGATGGACACGTAAAACTGCCCGTCGATGTGGGAAGCATCACCGTGAAAGAGGTAGGTGTCCTGCCCGGCGGAGAAGAAAGGGTATACAAGACCCTCGGCAGCTTTCCTTTTACCGAGGATATCACGGGCATACCAGACTGTGCTGCGGTCGTAGGTTGCAAGCACGGCCCGGAGCTGCTCGTCCGAGATGCTCATATTATCGGCAATTGTGAAATGCCCATAGTTGAAGCCGTATTCTGGGTTCTCGTTCTGCTTCTTTTCGTGCAGATTCAGGATATTTTCATAGTACCAGTGACCCTCTGCCTTGGGGTTCAGGTCGTGAAATACCTTTCTGTCTGGGCTGGACAGGGTACGGTCGAATACTTCCTTAATGAAAGTTTCGCTGCATTCATTGGCTTCGGTGATGTACGCGGTGCCGTAGGTGTTGCCCTTGATCAGCTTTTCGTCACCGGCTTTGCCACCACCGGACACCAGCACCACCTTTTCACCGGTGGCAGTCTGGATGTACAGACAGTCGCGGTTCTGGTAGGTGCCCTCACGGCAGCGGCCCTCAAAATAGTTTTTCAGGCCGAAGCCGTCACAGTCCAGAATGTTCAGCCGGGCCGTCGCAGTGGATACGCCCGCGATCAAGTGGATGCGGCTCGGATGCTTTTCAAGAATGGTGCAATACGCCATTGTGATAAGCACGTTCTTACCACCACGTTTACCGCCCTCTGCAACGTTGAACCAGTGGTCAAAGCAGCCCCAGAAGAAACGCATCTGGTTTTCAGAAAATGGTGCTGGGATGTTCATTCTTCAAAGTCCTTGATGTCACGGTCTGGAACGGGGTGCTGCAGCAGATCAGCAAGGGTCTGCATGTCGTTATTCTGGGCTTCGGTCGTGTTCTCCTGCGGTTTGTCCTTCCACTTGTCTGGCTTCCGGTTTTTCAAATAAAAAATCTGGGCCGTGACGTTTGCAGGCACAACAACCTGTTCCTCTGCATACTCAATGCGTTCTTCTTCAAGCCGCTTTTTTCCATCCACCATGACCTTTTTCAGCTTGATGGGCTTTTTTACGGTCACGGTGCGTGTCTTGCAGCTCTCGAACAGCTCATTTTCCACAATGTAATCAGCGTTTTCCCGCCCTACTTTTAAAGCGTCGGAAATGTCGGGAAATCGGCTTTTCCATTCATTCAGGGTATCGCGGTGTATTCCAATGTTCTGAGCTATTTGTTCCTGCGTCAGGCCGTCTCTAGCCCATCCACGAAGCAGCGTCAACCCTTCCGGCTCTAACCACTGCTCATACTTACCTTTGCGGCCAATCGCAGATCACCTCATTTCAGACCAAAGGTCTCGTTCACATAGTCACGCTTCGTTTTGTAGACGTTGAGCATTTCGCTTTCAAAGCTTTCCCCTCTGAGCCTTCTGGAATTGGCTGTGTTCTGGTACAGCGACTGAAAGCACATCGCTGTACCAGTTTTCTGCATCTGAGGGGTCTTTGCGGGCTTCCCACCATGAAGCAGGTGGTTCAGGTTATACTCATTCACCTTGAATCCGGGAAGGTCAGAGACACCGCAGCAACAAAGGCTGTCTCCCAGTTCTCTTGTTCTGTTTTCTCCGCTGTAAAGAGCAAGGCCAAGTTCATGCGCCCTCTGCTTCAGCTTAAGAATATCGCCCTCGATCAGGGCTTTCGGATAGGTATAGTCTCCCGCAACCTTAACAAGGCCCGGTCTTTTGCTTGCAAACTTCATGCCCTCGACAATAACGCCGTAGGCACCAGCTGCCTTGAACTTTTCAAGGTTTTCGTAAACTTCTCCGTATACCTCATGCATGTACGGCTGAATCCTGACGATCAGGCGCTTCACACTCGGAGCAACCTTTCTCGCAATTTCCAGACGTTCTTCAAACGATGGTGCGCCTTCTTCGAGCTTGTCATAGCTGCTGCACACCATGCTGATCTGCACAACGCAGTTGCACTTCTTCAGCAGTTCGAGATATTCAGGCTCTGCGATGATCCTTCCCTTTGTCGAAACAACAAAGGGGTATTTGGTTTCAGCAAAGACGCGCAGAGCGTTGTAGCTCATGCGGTAATAGTGCTCACAAGGCTGGAAAGGGTCGCTCACGCCCCCCCAGTGCAACGGAATATTCCAGTCACACCAGTTGGTCTCAGACGTTCGCTTTCCCTGAATCCAGCTCATGAGGGCTTTCATGCCTTCACCTTTCTGCACCTTGCTGATGTCATACTTTCCGTTCCGCTGCACAAAGCAGTATTTGCAGCCGTGCGTGCATCCCTTGTAGGTGTCGAAACGGATAGGCATATCGCACAACCAGCATTGCGACCCGCAGTTAGGCATCTTCATCCTCCATAACGCCGCGAATACAGTTCAAGATGGCTTTTTCAAGCGGCTCCTTCGTGTTCTCGCTGATGTATCCCTTGATTTCTTCCTCGCACTCAACGGGGAACGTGAAGGTCACGGAAAATTCTTTCTTTTCCGAAGCCTTTGTGAAACCGTCCTCCATAAGGCTGTCAATGTAGGATACGCCGGCATCATCGTCCTGCGGAATGTCAAAATCAAAGTCGAAGTCGCCAAAATCGACTTCAAGCAGCTCCCGTTCCAGCTTGGAGAAATCCCAGCCGGTCATTTCGCCGGTCTTGTTCGCCAGCAGGCGGTATTTCTGTTTCTGCTCTTCCGTCAGGCCGGTGTAGCGCACCACGTCGGCCATGTCCACATTGAGCTGCATCAACGCAAGGCGGCGGGTGTGACCGCTGAGAATGACGTTGTTTTCGTCAACCTCGATGGGATCAAGTGCGCTGCACTGCTTGATGCTCTCAGCGCAAGCGTCTACAGCTGCAGGGGAGATCACGCGCGGGTTGTTCTCATACGGCACCAGATCGGAGACCGGCATTTTCAGCAGTTCTTTCTGAATCATCTTTTTTCTCCAAATAAAAAGCCGCCCGGAAAACCGAACGGCAAAGATATCAAAAAATAAGCAGCACCCATGCATTCAGTTTGACGGACAGGCGTAAAACGGGCGGGTGCTGCTGCATCTGGAACTTTCGCGGCCAGATGCCCCGCTATGCTTTGCACAGCCGTCCCCCGACTGTACATTGCATGGCGCTCTGGGCAGGCCTTGAACCTGCAACCTACGGTTTTGGAGACCATCGCTCTGCCAATTGAGCTACCAGAGTAAAAAGCCGCCCTTGGAATCGAACCAGCCGTGTCTACACACACGCGCCGCGCTCAAAACTGCGCTCAGGCGGCCATATAAAAACAGCTCCGGTTCGCCGCCGGAGCTGTTGGTTGGCGCACATCCTGTCAGGAAAGCTACACCTTGGCAAGGATTCTAAGGCCTTTTCTTGGCACGGGAGGTTACACGTGCGGCCTTTCGGGTTGTCTGGTCCATGCGCCATACGGTGCGATACGGCGGAATCGAACCGCCTCCTGTCTCTCATGAGCGGCAGGCTGCCTTTGTTTCAGTGTATCGCATAGATGCGCAGTCCGCGAAACGTGAAGAGAGAAAAATGCCTGCAAAGCCAAAAGGAGGAAAATTATCATGGAGGTTCGTTTCGGAGACTGCGTGTATCGGTTTGCCTTTCCGGCATTGCCGATGGTACTATTCAATCACTTTCGCACGGTTTCTGTACATACCGCGTACATACCGCGTACATACCCGAAGCTGTACAAAAAATCACGCGTTTTTTATGCACTTTCGTCAAAATCGCAAAAAGGTGTTGCTTCCCAGATCTCTGCAAGGGCCTCAAACCCTACTGTGATGGCTCTGGATGCCGTGTGTGCCTGTGCAAAGCCCACCTCAGCGGCGGCCTGCTCACGGGTCTTACCCTCAACATAACACAGGATGATGCACTTGCTGCGGCGGATGGATGCCGTGTCAGCATTCAGCAGATATGCCGTATCAATGGCCGCCTTCTGCATCTCCACATACTCGCACTTGAGGGCAGCCAGCTTTTCCTCTGCTTCCACAATGGCCGCGCCACCGTTCCCCACCTTGTCACTGGTTCCAGAACGACCAGGTGCAGCTGAAACGCTGGATGTGGTGGCGGTAGCGATGCACTGTAGATCTACAATGCGCTCTTCCTGCTGCTGAATCTGTGCCCGCATTCTTGGCAGTCGTTCAAACCATGCCCGCACCAGCTGGGCCTTTTCATTCTTAGGTGGCTTTTCGTTCTCGCTTTCAGGTGTCAATGTGCGGATCATTGTTCCTCCTTTACTCCTTCCAAAAACAGCAGCACTCCGGGTGCTGCAAACGGGACGCGGTAAATTTCAATGTCTGATTGGGTGATGTACTTACGGCCAAACAGCCGTTTCATGTCCTTCCATACGGCCCACGGGACGCGGTAGAAAGCCCTGCCGCTAAATGAGCATAGTACAAAGGCGACACCTCCGAGAGCTTCTGTGCGGCTCAAACGAAGCGCTTGCGCGGTCAACACACGATCAAAGGTCAGCCGGTCACTGTCAGTGTGCTTTGCTTCAAAATTGATGGCTCTTCCGCCTTTGAGAATGCCTTTGTAGTCCGGCTGGGCCTGTTTCGTGTAGCAGGCAAGGAACCTGCCAGCACGGTCTGGGCTTCCGATCGGACGCATAGGTTCCGGTGTTTTTTCGATGTCTGCAAGGCCGATGGATCTGTAATAGGCGCAGGCATTGTCAATGATGTGCTCAAAGCCAGCGCCCTCTGCGCGGCTTCTTGCACCGGTATAGCTGCGGCGAATACTGGCCGCCGTTCTTCGGTTATTCATTGCTCAATTCCTCCACATAGCACCAGCTTTGGGGCGGACGTTCGATTCCGAACGCTTTTCCCCGGCAAATCAGCTTTTCTGTATCCCATCTGCGGCAGGTGCAACAGTCTCCGCGATGCGTACAGGGTTGTATCGCCCAGAAATCTTCAAGCCTTACTGGCTCTTCGTAGAGTTTGAAGTTTGAAATATGCCAGAAAAACAGGTCGTCTCTGGTTTTCCCAGACGATGCATAGCGGTGCAACTGAATGTAAGACATTCCCGATTCTACGATAAGCTTAGGATCGAGTTTGTTTTGATACGCTGGATAGGGGAAGACAACGTTTTCAATTCCATCGCATGTAAACTCGCCAATGATATTGCCATCCAACCGCTGCCATCCTTTGCCCGGGACAATTAGGAGCCAGCCTATTTTGGATTTGCTTTTCGTGCAATAGACATAGCACTTGAATGGAGTCTTTAGATTCCCAGGCTTTGTTCTTCGCACCTCAATGGTCTTTTGCCCCCGAATGATGAGGTCGCACCATTCAGGCCGAATGCTCAAAAGCACAGCTTTCATGCTCACATCTCTCCCTTCAGTAATACTCGATTTCCACCAGCGAGGTGGACACCAACTCAAAACGTCCATCTTCCAGAGGGATGCGGAGCAGGTGATACTGCTCTCTGCAAGCGTATGATTTCGGCAGCAGCTCGCTGAAGTCCTCCACGGTAATGGTGTACTTCGGCTTACGCCTACCAGCATAGCCAACTTTTTCAATTTCCGGGGAGTATACCGTGACATGGTAGCAGGGGTGGTCAGCAGTTTCAGCTTCAGTTTTAGTTTCAGCATCAGCAGATGTCGAACTACAGGATGTAAAACACAGCGTCACAATTAGCAATGCTGCTGACACGATAAAGCAGGCCATTCTCTTTTCGGTTTTCATGCTTCACTTCTCCTCCTCAAAAGTCCCAGTCGGAAGGAACACCGAGACGGCATTCTCCATCGCCATCGTTACTGGTCGGCTTATCGAACGGGCACCCCGGGCAGCCATTTCCTGTCGCCAAATGGCAATGGCAAAAATCCATCAAATAATGGGCCATGTCCTCCGGACTCATAGTGTCGGTTTCAGGGTTGGATTTCGCTTGATCATTCATCGTCGCCCCTCCAATACTCCACAAAATAGGTCAAAGTAGATTTGCCGCTGCGCTTTTCCTTTCCCACGCGGACGGTGTAGCCGTTCATCGACAGGACGACAACCAGCGCTTTCCGGTCCTCCACCTTGTCGCAGTCAATCTTGTAATGCTGTGACATGTATTCATCCTCCGTGCCGCTACTTGTATAATCAGCAGCGGTTTATGTAACTGTGTTTGTATTTCAGGCCTTGAGATCGCTTTGCGGGCGTTCCAGCCAGTCGCGGACGGTATCTTCGGACGGCGCGCCGTCGTCGCACAAGGCCAGAACCGCCGGAACCAGCTTCCGGGCCATTTCTTCGTCATCCATGTCCCGGATAGCGTCTCCGATCGTGGTCTGATCGCTCGTTCTGATTTCCAGCGCCAGCTTCACGACGGAGCCGTCCTGACGGGTCCACGAGCAAATAAGGCTCTGGCCGCCGATCTTTTCCAATGTGGTCAACATCGTATCGCGACAGGCGGCGATAATAGCTTCAGCTCTTTCCATTACCTGTACTCCTTTCCGGTGGCCTTGTCCCTCAGCGGGATGCGGCCTATGATTTCAAACCCTGCGATATTTGCCATCTGGCGCAGCAGGGGAACGATGTCTCCGATTCTGTCAAGCCGGGCGGCTTCCTTCTGGTACTCGTCCCGGCAGATGTTGCGCATGGCTGCGGTCGGTGTCGGGTCTGCATAGTGCTCGGCATTCCGGCCCATATTTTCCTTGCTCATGTTCTCACCCTCTCTCTTCCCACAAATACGCCCGAGAACAGGCGTTCTCCGATGGTATAGTGATAATACCGGTGTCCTGCCGGAACGCCGTCTGCAGGGCCATCTGCCGGTCTGAGCACCATCGGATGACTAGCGACCTGAACGACATACTCACCGCCCTGCACAAGCCGCTGCATCCAGCTTTCTGCGGGCGCGGCATCAACCCGGCTTCCGTCCATGCAGCAGACCGCTACGGAAGTCGGAACAGGGGACAGCATCGTGAAAAGTGAAAGCTGTTCGACTTCAATCACGGCGCACCTCCTACTTTGTAGATCAGAGCCACAGCAAGCATCCAAATCATAAAAGCGGTAGTTGCTGCAAGAGCTATGGGGTGATCGCGCAGCAGCCAGACAAGCGCATAGCAGACTGCCATGATAGCTGCAACAACAGCAACCATAAACGTTGCGGCGAACATCGCAAATCCTAATGTCATGAGCGTTTTTCCTCCGGCAGTTCAGGTATCGGCATCCAAAGAGGAAAAGTATCCGGTGCACCTGCAACGATGTCCCACGTTGCTGATTGAGCAAAAGTCGCATCCATGTACTTCACGAGAACTTTTCCGTGCGCAGCATCATTTTCTGTCGGCGGACATTCTGCCGTTTTGCGCCAGCGCTGGACATCCGTATCTGCTGCCGTCGGAGTGCTTTCAACAATGCAAACAAGCTGTTCCAACTCGTTCTCCATGTATGGGTTATACCAGCCGCCCAGGATTTCCGGGGCCAGGTCGCGGATTCTCTGGATCACGTCCTCCGCGTAGACCATACGTTTTTCGCTCATTTTGTAATCTCCTTCGGCGGCAGCGGCATCCAGCCAACCACGTGAGCATCTACACGGTTATTGTAAATGTCATCCTGGTTGAAATAACGATATTCCCACCAGCCTTTAGGAATAAAGTAATCATCGCTTTCTTTATCGTAGGTTCCCCACTCGGAAATTTCTTCCCAGTAGAAAGCGCTCTTTTGGGACAAGACTGTGCCATCTTCGTAGTTAGCCGTCGTAATCCCATATCCACCGCAGGCGGTTTCAAACAGAATCAGCACATCTTCTTCGACTTTCGGGGGATTCTTGTCAGGGTCGCGCCATGTCGGCTGCAGTGTTTCCGGGTCGATGGTTGGGGCCTCGTCCACGCTGTTCAGGGCATCCTTATAGCAGCATTCTCCAATAGTGAACGGATTGCTTGCACGAAGGTTCATTTCAATGCGCTTGTGCAAAGCGTTCGCGTCAATCAATCTTTTATCGTTCATTTTTCAATCTCCTTCCTTGTCAGTTCGCTCGCCCGCAGCCTTGCAGCTTCACGGGGGGCAGCGGTGATATCGGCCTGCGATCCTTCCCCCATCACTTCACGGACGGGTTCACGCGTTCCACCAGCTCACAGCCGGGCACTGCCGTGCCGGTCTTGAGCAGGGCCGCAATGGCCGTCTTGTTGGGTGTGAGGGTGGTCTTCTCGGTCATGTACTCAGCAGGAACAGCGGCTTCATCCAGCACGCTGACCGCCTTGCTGCGGCGAAAGCTCACCGCGCACCGGTCGCTGCTGAAGTTCTGCCCACCCAGAGCATCGGTCAGATAGTGCTTGAGACTGTCGATCTTGCGCTTTGCGGCTGCCTTGCGGTCAGCAAAAGCCTTTTCCTGCGCTTCAAAGGCCGCAACATCGGCTTCGAGGTTCTTTACCCAGCAGGCGATGTTGTCCACCTTCTCGGCCTTTGCCATGTTCAGCTCTTCCAGCCGGTCGATGTCCATAACCTCGCCGGTCTCCTGATCGATGCAGTCCAAAATCTGCGAGTTGATCTCATACAGGTTCATAGTGCTTTTTACCTCAATTCGTTCAGAGCACGAGAAACGGCCCTGAACGGCGTTTTGCGTTTTGTGGTATAACTTTGCCGGTTTACCCTAAAACCATGCTCAGAGGGCCGCGTATGCCGGTCTGAGCGCGTGTGTACCGGCTATTGCTTTTTTAATGGCCTTCGCCGGGCTGCGTCTGCCAGAAAATTCTTTGCATTTTCGGCTTCCTCTGCCGGGCGGCTTGCAATGAACGCCCGGTTGCGCGGGGCATTCGCCTTTTTTGCTTCATCCCTATCACGGGATATCCACCCGGATGCTGCAGCCTTCCAGTTCTTCATGGGATTCCGGCCCACCTTCCAGCCGTTGGACTCGTAATAGGCATGGAACCGAATAGCCTGCGCTTCTGTGCCACCTTTCTCCGCAAAGTAACTTTTCACCGTTTCAACATCCGGCGGTGAAAACCTGTTCTTGGTTGTAGGGGGCAGCGCTTCAGCGCTATTACTATCAGATACTTTAGTATCTGAGTAATTATTAGTTTTTAATTTTAGGGGGCTATTGGTTTCGTTTGGTTTCTCAGAAAAACCAATTGGTTCCGTTTGGTTATCGTCAAAAACCTTTTGGTTTCCGTCGGTTTTCTTTGGCCTGCCGCCCTTTCGGCCTGCTTCTCGGTGTGCAGTAATAGCACGTCTGTACGTCTCAATATTCCCGTCAAGCGCTTCCCTCTGAGATTCAAACGCCACCTGTTCGATAGGTTCAAGGCCTTCCGGTTCACTCCCGGTTTCCACATAGTCCCGCATTGCATTCACAACATGCCGGAATGCCGCATCATCAAGAATGTCAAGAAGTTTGAACGATGTGAACAGGATCAACAAGCCTTTCGGGCGAGCCATTTCAATATCGTCCACTACTAACCACCTCCTTCCCGTTTTTGAAAACCAAACGCTTTTCGTAAAAACCATTTGGTTTTCTTTGGTTTTTACAGGTCGATGATCTTAACCTCTACGCCGTAGCCGATGACGTTCCGGCACTGCTGTTTGATGCGGGGGATTGCAACAGCGCTGCTTTTGAGGAACTTCTTCGTGCTGGGGGTGCAGGCCAGATACAGCGTAACGCCGTCCAGACTGGCCTTGGTTCCGCGCAGGTTGTCCGCAATGAACTTGTCACCGTAGACCTCAACACGGCGAATAACCTCTCCCCAGTTCGCAAAATCCTTGCCCGGATACTTCGTAGGGGTGGCTTCCGGTTCAGTCTGCTGGCTGTTCTTGCTCTTGAGTTCGTTCAGGGCATCCAGCATTGCAGACATGCAGGAAGCGCACACCTTGATCTCGTTCTGAAGCTCAACAAGGGCACTGTTCAAGCCCACCAGCTGGTTAATGGTCTTCTTCATGTCTTCGTTCTGCTGGTACAGGCGGCTGTCGATAGATTTCAGCAGGATGTAAACCCGGCTATCATCCGGGGTATCATTCGGTACATCCTCAAGCATGAAGTCGTATGCACCGTTGCGGATATTGACAACTGCCGACACGGAACGACCGATAATGGCTGCGACCTCTGCATTTGACAGGCCCTTACTAAGAAGAAGCTTTGCATTGCGCACCTCTTCCGGCATAATATTTCTTTTTGCTTGCATTTTTCTCTCCCTCATTTCTGCCGCTCAGAACGGCAAATCTTCATCGTCGTTGATAACGGCAAAATCGTCCGTGCCGGTCTCAGCCGCCTGCTGGGCGCTCTGAGCGTTTCTAGCTTCGCGGGCATAACTTTGCGTCTGTTCATCAAAACCCCGTGTAGACGTGCTGTCAGGGGCTTTCGAGCCGCAAAAGCTGACCTCACGCACCTGAATCTCATAGGCAGTGCGGTTGTTGCCCTGCTTGTCCTGATATTTCCGGGTCTGCATGCTGCCATTGACGGCGATCATGCTGCCCTTGTCGAAATACTGGGACACGAACTGTGCCGTTTTGCCCCATGCAACGCAGGGCAAGAAATCCGTCTCGCGCTGGCCATTTGCAGAATAGCTGCGTTCGCAGGCGACATCAAAAGAGCAGATCTCCTTGCCGCTTGTGGTGGTGCGGAGTTCCGGGGTATGGGTCAGACGTCCAATAGCTGCGATCATGTTCAGCATAGATCAGCCCTCCTTCGGCTGTTTCTGGGCACACGTCCAGCACAGGACGCGCCCAAACTTCTTCTTGGTGCTTGCGGCGGTCTCTGCCGGTTCAACGGTGCGGTTCTTATAAGACACCGGCTGAAGTGGTTTGCCGCAGCAGGCGCAGATAAAGGGCTGTTCCTGTACAGGCTGCGATTTCGGGGCAGGAGCATTACGCTTCGGAGCAGGAGCTTCACGCTTCGGAGCAGGCTGCTTCTGCGGCTTGTTCACACCTGCGGGGTTTCGACCTTCTGCCGCATGATACTCGTCCGTGTCGGCATCCTTGGTATCGTCGATGCAGAACAGGCCGTTCAGGGCATACTTGCGGGCGTAGCTGCTGGATGTTCCCGTCACCTGTGCAGCGTCCATCTTGGTTTTTTGCTCCGGCTCTCTTGCGTATGCCTTCACGGAAATGCAGCCGCCATCCAGAGATTCCAATTTTGCAGTGGCTTCGATGTAGTGCCACCCCTCAAGAACCTTCGGTTCATCGGAGAGCGTAAGCAGCAGGTCATGAGCCTTGAGAATAGGCTTCACTGCTTCCAAAATGTCCTCACAGGAACGATATCTGTACCCGCCGAAGGTGTTCATCTGCCCTTTAGGGGCCTTGAGTTCGCTCTGCACAGCGGCCAGAGCGGCGTAAATGCTTGTGCTTTCCATTACTCTTCATCCTCCTGATCTTCGGTCTGTTCTGTCCCTCGCGGCAGGAAATAGTAATCATCCGGCGGCTCAAGTGCCGGGCCGTAGCCGTCAAGGGAAAGGTCGTACATCGGATTCATACTGCCACCTCAGGTGCCGGGTCAATGGCGGCAGGGGAGATGTCCGGTGCGGGAATCAACTTTCCAGCGGTCAAACGCTGCGGAGCAGGGGAGTGCTGCGTTTCGCTTGCAGGCTTCCCGAACTTGACCTCGGCACCCAGATCTTCGACCTCGACCGTGACGCGCAGGCGGTACAGGCTTCCTGCTTGACCGAGGGTAGAATAGACATCGTTCATCAGCTTGTCGATGACTTCCGGGACATAGTTCCCGCCCACAAACCTGCCGTCACTGGAAAAGCGGCCCTGAATCTCAACATAATTTTTTTCCATCTTGTAAAACCTCCGAAAATGTGTTATCTTCGGGTTGATGTGACCTGTAAAATCCATCAACCCTTGCAGCCTGCCGGTGCGCCAACACCAGCGGGCTGCTTTTTCTTTTGTGCGGCCATAATCTCTTTGATGCGGCCTTTGCCGTAGGTTCCGGCGCTTGCCGTGAAACGCTCGTTGTCATCCACAAGGCCCTGATGGATTGCCTCTGCCCGCTCTTCCTGCTGGCGGATAAGTTGCTCTGTGCGCTCCCGGTAGCTCGCTTCGAGAGCTTTCACCCTGATATGTACAGCGCGGCACTCCGGGCACCGCTCCGCGCGGCGGCCCACATTGCGCATCACCTTCCCGCAGTCAACACAGACGCGGGTGTAGATCATATTGTTGTTGACTGCCATGCTCAGCCCGCCTTTCTACCGCTCTTCACGGTGTTCTGGGGCTGATGGTGAATCTTGCGGGGCCGCTTCTCACGCGCTTCGGCTGCAAAGCCCTGCAGCATGAAGAAGATTGCCAGCAGGATCAGCACCATAGCCGTGACGAACGCACCGTCCGAGACGGTGCCAAGGGTCTGAAAGCTGCCCTCCAGCCCCAGGCCGTACAGCAGGCCCACCACAAAGCAGGCCATTGCCAGCCAGTACCAAACTCCAGATTTGATTCTCATGCGGATTCATCCTCCTTGCCCACTTCCGGGAAGAAAAGCTCCCCGATCTCGTCCTGCCGGATGTCCAACAGTTCACAAATTGCTGCGATCTCTTTACTTGTCCACGGCTGGTGCCCGTTCATCCGGGCGCTCATAGTGTACCGGCCAATGCCGCTATGTTCAGCGACTTCCTGATCGCGGTAGCCGCAGCTGTGGAACCGCCCCCGCAGCTTCCAGTACGGAATCTGCCGGAAGGTGCCCTGTACGACCTTCATCATGCCTTTTCGACCTCTTTTCTTTGATGTGTGCCAGCCGTGCAGGCTGGTTCTTGTCCCAGCGGGCTTCCCACCAGTACTTGTTGCGCCCGTTCATCAGGCGGTCTCCCTTGTGCTGACCTTTCTCAAAGGCGGCTGCTCCGGGTTGTCCCGGCTCTGCTTGTAGCGCTCAACGTCCTCAACGCGGAAGTAAAACTTGCTCTTGCTGCCCTTCTCGCCGTGAGAGTAGGCATCCAGCAGACCCTGCTTCCGAAGCTGTAAGACCCGCGAATAGCAAACGCCCAGCGCTTTGGCGGTTTCTTTGGTGGTGTAATACTTCGACACAGTATCGAATCTCCTTTCTGTGGGTGGCTCCCACGACCATTTTCGTGACGTGACGAAAATGGTTTCGACCTTTGCCGGAGGTCATCATCAGGTGGGGTTGACATTAGCGTAGGC